CGCATAAGGTAAATAATGTGAAGTAGCCAGGAGGTATAAGTCTTGTTTGGAACTCAAATGTATGGAGTAGAAGGCTACGGAGTAATGATAATTGACCTTCCTACTTTAGAAGACTCAGCTATAGCAACAGACTCTGTAGAACTTGATATTTTAATCCACAAAGAGATTACTCTTTCTGAAACCAGAACAGAAGGAGCCTTTCACCTGTTTGGAATGGCTATGTTTGGAGTTCCTCTTGACGACCAGGAAGTAGCAGGAGCCTTATCAAGAGACGAACTGCAACCTGCGGAAGTAGCACTCCCCGATTTGGAAGATTCTGGTATTGGAACAGACCAGATAGACAAGCTATTATCAACGATACTCCTGACTGACAGTTCCACAGCTTTTGACGAGATAGACGAGGTTTTTGCAGATGTTTACCTTACAGTAGAAGCAGAAGCTACAGACAGTGTTTCTGCTGTAATATTTAAGGTCAAGCTGAAAACCAGTTTGACCACAGAAGGATACCTTCTGGGGAATAGAAAGAACACAGGAAGCCTCAAAGGGAGGTTTAGACGATGACCTATTGCTTGGCTACTACAGTAGCAGAACAGATGTTCAGAGGAACTAACTTTGACCTTACAGTTCAGGTTTTAGACGACGACGGCAATCCTGAAACTCTAACTACAGAGACTGTTTTACTCAGGCTGTCGGAGTCGTGGACTTATGGAAACACGCTTTTGGAGATTGAGGGAACTATAGTTGACGCTTCGGAGGGAGTTATTAACTTTACCTTTGCTCCCAACCATACTAAAGATTTGATGACTGGTGCTTACGACCTCACTATCCTTGTAGGAGGAGACGTTGCCTTTTCTGGAAGGTTTGGTATTTTAGGCAAAGACATGGAAGTAGGTGAGTAAATGAGTAGAAACGTGGAAACTTTAATCAGACGGGTTAGAGAAGAGCTGAGAGCAGAAGGTCCAGATGGGGCAGGTTACTCTGACTTTTTCATCAGAGAAGCTCTCAACTCTGGACTGGCTGAATTGGCTGAGTTTTTTCCTGTAAGAGATACTATAGAATTTGAGACAGAAGAAGGGAAAAACCAGTATGAGCTGGACGAAATGGTTCCCGATGTAGAGCTGGAAAATATTGTTAGAGTTTTATACGATGGACGGCAGTTAAGGGGAATGGGCTTAGACGAATACTTTGAGATGTCTGCTCCAGAAGAGGGAACTGTTTTAAGATGGCTCCTGTGGGGAACTAACTTCATACTAACAGGAGAAGTCGAAAATAAGAACTTGAAGCTGTTTGTATCAAGAGCACCAAAAAGATTAACCTCTCCAGAAGACACTCCTGAACTACCTTACTATGCTGATGAAGCCCTTATACAGTATGTTATATCAGCCTGTTACAGAGAGTCCAGAGACTACGAAAGAGCTAACTACCATTACACTATTTTCCTCAGACAAAAAGAGAGGCTGGCTTCCAGGATGACTCCACAAATGCAGAGGGAACATCGAGTAGGAATGAGAGATTCTTATTGGGGTCCAGTAAGGGAGAGAAGAGGCTCTTCCAGAAGCGACACCAATCCAGGGGGTCAGACCTAAATGAGTTATTTAGTTCACAAAGTTCCGTCTTTTGACGCTGGTATGGTGTCGGCTTTTCCCATGACTATTGTAAATCAACAGCCAGAGTCAAGTGAGGGACATACCAAAAAACTTTATAATATGGATTTTAAGAGAATTCCAGGGCAGTTAAATAAAAGACCAGGAACTTCTAAAGTTTTCGACCCTGTGACAAACACTATAACAGGTATCCACGAATACGCAAGAACAGATACAGGGATGAGGTATTTAGTAGCTTCTCACGATACCAATATACAGTATTGGGACACTGAATGGATAGATATAAAGACCGATTTGACTGCAGGAAAGATGGCTTTTATAAATTTTGCCAACCAGCTAATATTTTCCAATGGGGAAGACAGCATGTATAGGTGGGATGGAGACAACCTTCACGAAATTGAGGACGGTCCCGAAGCCAAGTATTTAGCAGAGTTTAGAGGTAGGCTATTTGCTGCAGGAATCTCTGATGATAAACTGCTTTTAAAGTCAAGCCATCCTGGAGACCCTATCCTGTGGGACCCTCACGAAGCAGGTAGTAGAGCTTTTGAAGTCTACGTGAGTCCTGACGACGGGCAAAAGATAACAGGTATTATGGCTTTGGACGACTATCTTTTAATTGGTAAAGAGAGAAATCTGTATGGTCTCTTTGGAACAACTACTGAAGACTTTGGGATGTTTCCCATTGAACATACCACAGGAGTAGGTTCTCATTGGAGTATGAAGTCCATCAGAGGAGCTGCCTATTTTGTAGGAAGCGACGGGGCTATTTACCAACTTCGTTCAGGAGAACCTTTAAAGAGAATATCTGACCCTGTAAACGACTACATAGACCAAGTGGACCTTACCATTATAGACTATGCCAGAGCAGCAGTTTTCAGGGGAGACCAGTATATAGTATCCCTGCCTACGGACTACGATGAATATATTACTCTTCTTTTCGATACAACTACAGGAAGATGGGCTGAGTGGTCTATAGAAATGAGTCATACAGGGGAATCAGTAATTGAAGACAGGGTTTATTTTACAGAACCAGAAGGAAACCAGATACTCAGGCTTTATGAAGGAAAGCTGGATGACCATGACGACTCCCCTGTGGAAGCTGAGCTTGAGACCCAGGACTTTCACTTTGGAAGTATTGGAATCGAAAAAGAAATAAGGACTGTGTTCTTGAGGTTTAGACAAACAGACGTTCCGACACATATAAACTTTTACTGGAAAACCGACCTGATGTTTGATTGGAGTAATCCGAATGTTCTTTTTGTGGGAGCAGGAGACGGTTACTTCTCTTTTAGAGTTCCTTTAGGACTTACCAACTGCAGGGAATTTAGGATGAAACTGGAAAATAGTGAAGACAAAGACATGATTCCCTTGGGAGCAGACATAGTGTTCTTAGTCAAGGAGGTGGAGTAATTGCCCTCTTTTCTTATCAAACGGATAAATCAATTAGACCCTGCCACAGAAGAAGTTGAAGACGCAATTAACAGGGTTGCTTCCACAGCCGATAGGAACTTCGACACTGTTAAGAAAATGCTGTATGGTAATCTTGATTATGTAAACGTAAGGGATGAGGGTTTGATTGGAGACAAGCTCGTTCCTGGGACTATACAGGAGACTCAAATAGGAGACAATGCAATTATAACCCCTAAGTTAGCAGCTAACGCAGTGACAGCAGATAAAATAGAATCCAACACTATAACAGCAGAGCAGATAGCAGCCAGCACAATTACTTCTGAGCTTATTGTCGCTGAGGGACTTTCCGATGAAGCCATAGCTGGCTCCGAATACTGGAACGCAAAGTTTGACGATGACACAGTAGTAGATACCTGGGACGGACAGCAGATAACTATGGGGGATTTAAGGCAAGACGCTGTAAAGGGAGATACTATAATAGCTGGAGGTTATTTGAAAACTGACCTTATTGAAGCAGGGACTATTACAGCAGACAAATTATATGTCAATGAGCTTTCGGCTATAAGTGCTAATATAGGAAATATAACTGCAGGAACAGTTACAGGGATTCTATTTAGAACTGCTGAATCTGGTCAAAGAGTAGAGATAACAAGTGCCAATACTGTAGATTTCTACGATTTCTATGGAGACGACGCAGGAAATATTTATGGAGCCTCAACCACCTGGGGACCTGCTATGGAGTTATCCTGTGGGACTGACGACGCAAAAATAACTTTGGCTTATGGTTCTATAAGGCTTTGGTGTTCTTATAACGGTCCTGTCTACTTCGATACAAGAGCAGTAATGCAGGATGTTGATGTTGGTGACTTATACGCTGATGGAACTGTTGACTTTGACGACGCAACGGCAGTATATTTCAACAATAATCTGGACGCTTTTGGAAATTCCGACTTTCAAGATATAACTGCTTCTGGAGACCTTGAAGTTGGTGGGGAAACTGAACTGGACGACCTGATAATCAACGGGGACATTAACACTCCAGGAGCCTCTACAAGTTGGAGAAGTATAGACGAGTTCTGTATGCCTTACTTTGCAAGTAACATGTGTTATATAGACGCTGCAGACACTCACATAAGGGTTAGAGACGCTAATGGAAATACTTTGGGAGACATAAGCTACGATTAGGAAGGGGGTAATTTGTGTTTAAACCACCTATCAATGTTAAAATGACAGAAGAACAAATCAAATTTTTACTGGGGTTTATGGAGAGAGTGAACCTTACAGGCAGAGAAGTAAATGCCTTTAACCAAGCAGTAGCTCCTCTAATTCAGGCAATGAACCCACAAACTAAACCTGAAGAAAGAGAGGAGGGAGACTAAATGCCACAGATGGACCCGTTAGAACACATTATGGGACAGCTTAGAAATGCTGGTTCAATAGACCCTGCCAGAAAGCAGCAGAGACAGGCTCAAATGCAGCCTCATAGGCGACGGATGGGAGCAGCTCCAGGAGCACAGCCCTTTGAGAGACCTCCACAGGACGAACTTGGACAAACTCTTGAAGACATTGGAGAGTCCAGAGTAGAAGAAGGGCATGACGACGAAGACAGAGTTGGAGTTCGTCAGGGAGATATGTCGCATGTAATTGTAGACCAGCTAAATGAAACCATTCTTTCTCTTAAAGTCCAGATTCACAGAGAAAGAGACCCAGAAAGAAGGAGGGCTTACGAAAGACAAGCCCAGCAAATTAGGGAGCAGGTCCAGAATATGGGCGGAGAACCTATCTATGCGGATGAAACCATAGAAGAAGGACTCCAGAAATTACAGGGACACGGTTATATTGGAAGAGACCAGCTTGAAGCAGAACTAACCGATGACCCAAGGGTTACTCGAGTAGAGACTGACGAGCCTACACCAAGAGGAGGCGAGATTGAGACAGCTCAACCAATCAGGCAAGAAGCAGACCCGACTATTTATCGAAGACATGTGGACGAAGCACAACCTCCTGCTGACCCAGGAGACCAGGTGATGACTGACTTAGGTATTGAAGAAGAACCACAAGTTACTGGAAGAGGATACCATATTCCAATAGTTCCTACTCCTGCTGAGGGTAAGGTAAGGGTCTATGGAAACCCTGTGGACCTTCCGTTAGCTCAAAGATACCTTGACCCAGAACAGTATGAATTTATAGACACAAGTCAGATGGCTCCAGGAGAACTACAGCCACAGCCAGGAGACGTTATCCTTGGTGGAGATGGAAGCAATCCATGGTCCTGAAGGACAAGAGTTTACCTTAACTGACAGAGATGTTCATGGGGCAATCCGAATTGCAGGAGAGACAAGAGAAGAAACTGCTCAAGAACTACAAAACTTAATGAGGGAACAACCAAGGCAGTTTGAATATGAAGATACGACAGAACCTGCACCTGAGCCTCGCTTAGACGAGCACAAGGTAAACCAGATAATGCAGGAATATGGTGTAGAGCCAATGTCTCAGGAAGAAATAAGAGACTATGCAGACGCACTTGTGGAAAGACAAGCCCTCGGTAAAAGACAGGCTATCCAGAGGGAAATTGATAGGTTTGAAGAGAACTTCCCTCACGAATTTGAAAGAGCACAGGAACAGATTAGAGAAGCTGGAGCAGAAATGACAGCCGAAAGGCAGGAAGAATTTGCCTCAAGAGGAATGTTTTACTCCTCAGTAATGGCTAACTCTGTTTCCAAAATAGACGAGCAGACCATGGACCAGATTAACGAAATAGCCAGAGACGCAGCTAACTATGTGGCAGACCTGCACAGAGACTTGAAGGACGTAGAAGAATGGGCTGCTGTGGAAAGAGAAATCATGCGACATCAGATTGCCACAGAGGAAAGAGAACTTGGTATGCAGTTAGGACGTATGCACCTGGAAGTTATGAAGCATGGAGACCAATACCAGCTTGACGCTTGGGCACAGGAAGAAAGAAACAGATTAAATGCCCGTCAGCAACAGCTTCAGGAGTTTGAAGTCAACCTGCAACAGCAGTTAGAGGCTGAAAGTGCCTGGGGAATGGCTCAGGTAGCCAGACACCCGTTGATGGAAGACTTCATGGATGGGATAGGACTCAGTATGGATGAATTTTCCAGAATGCCCCTCCAAACTCAAATGCAGATAGCACAGCAAGCTCCAGCCTTTTTGGAATTTCAACAAAACATGCAAAGAAGTGACCTGGAGAACAGAATACTTGGTGTGGAGGCCTTAATCCAGGAGACATACGGAGTAGCTCAGGCAGAACAAGCCTTTGAAATGCACGGACTCGAATTAGACGAGGCAAGGCTGAGAATCCAGGACTACGACGCACAGGTTGGGGCTAAGATAGGAACCAATTACTACGAGAGAATGGCTAATCTGGATATAAGCCAGGCAGCAGCACAGCTTGGATTAACGGAGGCTCAGACGGCAGTAACTATGGCTCAGGCAGCTTCTCAAAGACAGGAAGCAGCTTTACTTGAAAGAGAACTGGAAGACGCAGAACAAGGACTTATATTTACAGACGACACAGAAAGAATAGACTATGTTGAGACCATGCTGGCAAGAGCCAGTGAAGAAGGCAGGGAAGGTCATTGGCAGTTGGCTTGGGCAAGTCTTAGAGAAGGTCAAAGAATTGCCGAACAAATTGAGGACTCTGGATTCAAAGAAAGTTACCTTGATAGGGTAGACAGAACCTACAATGCTCTGCTGGACGCAGGAGGAGAGCAGTGGAACGAGAGAATGAAACAAGAAAACAGGGATACTTCAGAAGACTATATGTCGGTAGAAGTCGACCCAACTGCTCCTTTCTTCGAAAGAGTGTTCCAGCATGTTATGTTAGGTGGTCGACATGGAGGAGAATTGGATTTTAGCATAAGCGGTGAAGGGAGGGATGTGAGAAGCGACGACGAACTAAGAAATCTTGGAGTAACAAACTTTAGCGTAGACGAGTTCAGATGTAGAGGAACTGGTCAAGTAAAAATAGATTCCCGTTTAGCTCAAGGTCTACAGCAAATGCGAGACATGATTGGAGGGCCTATAAGAATAACATCAGGTTACAGAGCACCTGAATACAACGAAACTCTTTCAGGAGCAGCTCCTAACTCCAGACATACCACAGGAGAAGCAGCCGATATTGTAGTAGACGGCATGAGTCCTCAGCAGGTAGCACAATACGCTGAGAAAGTCTTCGGCGATGGTGGTATTGGAGTGTATAGCGGTCATGTTCACGTAGACGTAGGTCCTAAACGGAGATGGTAGGGGGTATATAAATGGATGAACTGGATAGGATTTTACAGCAAGCAGGTGTAGCAGAGCCTCCGACCCAGGCACAGGGACCTTTGTTTGGAACTACTTTGGGAGAAAGCCCCATACTTGGTGATAGGGATAGGGGAGTTACTACTCCCCCTCCCATTACCCAGGAACAGCATGTTCAGGCAAGGGGCGGAGGTTTTCTTACTCAAATGGGAGAAGGTTTTACTACTCCTTTTACAGTTATTCCCAGGAAAACAGGTCTCATGGAAGACGAGCATACCAAACCCATGACTACAGGAGAACACATAGGTCGTGGTATTGGTTCTCTACTTGGTTGGGGACTTGTGGGAGCAGTAACTACAGCTACTCTTGGTAAAGGAACTGCTTCTTTAGCCTTTGGAACTGCTGCAGCAGCCAAAGGCGGAGTAGGAGTCGGTATGACCAAGTATGGGGTTAGTGGTCTCGCCACAGGTGCTTTAAGCGGAGTAGAGGATGACCTTCCTCCTGGAGAGATAGCCAAAAGAGCAGGTTTTGGTGCAGCTTTCAGTGCTGCTATCCCAGGACTTGGACACCTCACAAGAGGTGTTAGAACAGACATGATGAATAAACTCCTTCAAGCCAAAACAGACTTTGAATGGAGGCATATACCCAGACATGCAAGACCTGACATATATGGAAAGAAAGCCATAACTGAACAGGTCAGGGGAATGTCACGGGAAGGAGCACAGGACATCCTTTCAGAATTTAAGAGAAAACATGGAGCTGACCTTCCAGGATTTGTAAAGCAAAGAAAGAGGGAAGCCCAATGGGGTAGGCTTGAAGAAGTTTTAGACAACTTATCTCCAAGGCAAGCTAAAGAAAGATTTGGAAGAGATTTTGGAAACATCAGTAGAATTGGAAAGCTCAAACCACAAGAGGAGTTAGCCCTTATTACTGACTCCCTGTGGGACGAACAATCAGCCTACAGGAATATGCTGAAACCAATTCTAAGACCTGCTATCAAGAGTGCCTATAAGACAAGAAAGTTTGCTTTAAGTAGTGAAGAAGGACTTCCTCTAAGCAGAGAGCTTAAATGGCAGCAGGCTTTACTTGGTAGAGCAGAGGGAAACCCCGACATAGCCAGACACATGCCAGATGTTTCTGGTGCTGAAGGGGTAGCTAAAATGCCTCTGCAGGAACAACTTGGATGGACTCAAAGGAGAATAAGCAGTCTAATCTCCAAAAGACACGACCTGTGGACAAAGACAGGAATAGCTCCTGCAAGAATAAAGGGAGCTGGAGAATCCTTCAGGAAATACATGGCGAATAAGGCTACAATAGACAAGGCTAAAAGACATACTCCTAAGGTTCAGCGTCTTAGGGAAGAGAACAGGAATATACTGGATAATCTGGGAATTGACGAAGAAACTATGGTCAGAAACCAGGACTTATATTCCCAGTATATAAACAACATAAGACAGGTTGACCAGTTAGAGTCGGCAAGATACAGCTTAACTTCCAGAGTAGATAAGACTTTAAGACTTGCAGACAGAGGGATTTACCAAAGGGCACTTGACAAAGAACTTGAAAAAGAAGCCATGAAGCTGTCCAAGCAGTATTCTCACGAAGCTAAGTATCCTGTGCATGATGACCTCTTGCAAATCTTAAAGAGAAATAAAGTTTTGACTCCTGATGACCTTCCTGCAGCAGAGAAGAAGCTATACGACAGCACCAAGGCAATGCTCCAAAAGCGAGGAGAAACTGTGGAAGAAACTTATGGTTATATTATGAATAACGATATGTTATTCCCACAGGAGGTATTTGAAGGAGTCAGAAGTCAAGTTATACTTCATCCAGACGTTAAAGTGCCTACTGCCTGGGACGAAGCACTACGGCATAAGCCTCCAGGAATATTTGAAGCTCTCTTGGGAGCCAGGAGAGGGTTGTTCGGAGAAGCTACCCAAAGACCTTTAAGAGTAGCTGTTTCAAGTAAGAAGCACTTTGACAATGAGTGGGAAGGTCGTGTCTCAAAACTTACCAAAGGACTTACCCCAGAGGATAGGGAAACTATTACCCGTTGGCTGTGGAGTGAGAACAGACCTGTCATTGAAAAAGAGTTTTTACGGGAAGGAAAAAACTGGACTCCTGCCTTGAAGCAAAAAGCTCAAGAAGCAGATAAGCTGTTCCTGTCTTTATCCAAGCAGTTTGATATAGACCCTGCAACTTTAAAACAGCACTATGCTCCCAGAGTTAAAGCAAACATGTGGAGATTTGAGCACAGAGGTCAGGCAGTTCCTGATGAACTCGGCTTCTTTGCTGAAGAACAAAGGACAGGACATCTTCTTGGTAAAGAAGTAGATATTGACGCACTTCTAAGAGCATATATTAGAAGTGGTTCTAAGAAAAAGTTCCTTGACCCTGCCTTTAAAATGACAGACAAGAGGTGGAATCCAAAACAATACCTCTCACGTATTAGAAAAGAAGCCAAGGATTTTCTGGAAAAAAGAAATGTATCCCATCCGAAGTATTTGTCAGAGAAGGACAAGAGAACTTATGAACGTATGCAAAAAGAAGTAAAAGAGTTTAGTAAAGATATGGCAAAAAGATACCAAAGAGCTAAAAGGCAGGGCTTTGACCCAGAACACTACGGAATGGACGGCGGAAGAGTAGAGCTTTACGAAGCCCACAAAAGAGGTCTAATGGGCTGGTCTTCCGAAACGGAGAACCTTGTAAATAATACCCTTAATGGTATAGCGAAAACTTTGTTCGGAAAAGACACAGGAAGAAATTGGACAAAAGAAATAACCTCTTTTATGGCTTCTATGCAGTATCAAAGCACCCTGGGATGGAATCTGTTTTCTCCTATTAAAAACTTAACCCAACAGATAATCCCTGTGGCTACTTTGGATGATAACCCTCTTGTGGGAGTTAGATACTGGGCAAAAGCTATGAGGTATTTGTCCTCCCAAAAGGGCAGGAATTTCTCAGCTATGACTAATGCCAACTTAACCAACAGGGTATCTCACCAGGCTTTAGCTGACCAATATGCTGTAGCCAGGAAGTATCCTTTAGCCCAGAAAGTAATGGATAAAGGATTCACTGGCTTTAAGGCAAGTGATAGAACAAATGTTTCTGTATCCCACATGATGAAGATGTTATACGAAATGGACAGGGGTGCTCATATATCTGACGCTGTTGAAAGTGCCTATACTTTCACCATGTCGACCCAGTATATGTATGGGATGGACTCTCCCATGCTTTATGAGGGAGACCTTGGAAGAATGTTAGGTGTCCTGATGTCATGGCCCATGAATTTTGCCCACATGTTGAGAGAACATGGAAGCGTAGGAGCTCACCAGAAGGCAGCCAACGTGTTGGGAGCTTATGCTTTTGGTTCTCAGGCTTTAAGTGCTTCTGGAATCAGCTTTGCAAGTATTCATCCAGCTCAAACAGCAGAAGGGTTACTTCCTGTGGCAATGCTTGAAGGCTCCGATTCTTCTCCCTTGATGTTAAGGTCTGTTAATTCTACCTTTAACTACGTTAGGGCTTTAGCTGGCGGAGACCCTGAGGCTGTGGATTGGGCGAAAAAAGACTTTGCCCGTCAAGCAGGAACCTTTGTTCCCTTTATGACTCAGATAAGAAGGATAGATAACTTTGTAGATATGACTCTCTCAGACGACATCAAGTATGAGAGGGATTACAAACAGAGGCTTATGGGTAGAGACCCAGGAAGAATACAATACGAAGCTGCTCCAGAGGAAAAATGGAGAGGTTTAATAGGACCCACTACAGAGTCCCAGGAGAGATGGAAACAAATGCAGATGGTCTCAAGAGAGCAAAGTATCTATCGTGATAAGAGAAAGAGAGCTATGGACGCTTTGTTTGAGGGAGACATGGAAGGCTTCATGCGACTTCAAGACGAACTGGTAACTTACTTTGGAAAAGGAATTGAAGCTCACGAAGTTGAAAGAGAATTAGAGCAGTATAGAATAATGGACTCTCTTGAACGTAGAGCTATGGGACTTCCCAAAGAATACAGAGAACAGTTGCTTGAAAGATACGGAGCCTTCAGACAAGACAGAGAAGAAGCATTGCCAGTTCCTCCTTAGAATAAAGAGAGACCTTGATGGGTCTCTCTTTATTTATTCAAACTTTCTAAGCTACTTTTTCTCCTGCTCCCCAGGATTTTCCAATCTTGGCTTCAACAGGAAAATGAACGAAAGTCTCAAATGGTGGTTCTTCCATGATTTCCTTTTTCTTTACAGCTACATCATAAGCCATGTCTTCTGGAACTTCTGTTAGAATAGCGTCATGTCCTTCAAAAACTATCAGGGCTTCTGGTATATTGTTCTCACAATAGTCATGCCATTGTATTAAAGACCAGAGAGTTAAGTCTGCCAGCCCAGATTGAATAGGCATATTTACAGCCTCTCTTTGAAGCCCCCACAGGTTGCTCTTGGTAATAAGTGGAAACCTTCTTCTTCTACCGAAGGGAGATTCTACATATCTTTGCTCTTTTACCTGAGTTTTGGTTCTATCAATCCACTTCATAACATTGGGCATTAAAGCCATATACTCTTTTACAAAGCGTGTGGCTTCTTTCATGCTTAGTCCTGTTCCCAGAGCAAGAGACTTAATGGACATCTGGTAAAGTATTCCAAAAGATACAGTCTTTGCTGCTTGTCTCAGGTCTTTGGTTACTTCTTCTACTGGAATCTTGTAGGCTTGAGCTGCCATCTGAGAGTGAAAATCTTCAGCAGTTAGATACTCAGCCAGTTTTCTATCTTGAGCTATGTGAGCAGCCATTCTAATTTCTCCCTGCTCATAGTCTGCCTGAATTAACGTCCTTCCTGGTGGTGCTGAGAATACCTGCCTGATGTCTGATTCCCTTGGTATCTGCTGTAAGGCGGGACCTGTGGTAGACCTTCTTCCTGTCTCTGTTCTATCCAGGTGATACTGACATCTAATTCTACAGTCTTCATCCAAGTAATCCCACAGTCCTCTTAAATATCTACTCCAAAGAGTGTATAAATCTTTATATCGGTGTAGTTCTTGGACAAACTTTTCATCAGGATAGATTTCCAGTAGAGCTTCCCTGGTGTCTTTATCTGCTGACCTTTGCTTTCTCTTGTAGAGGTTAGGTTCTTCCAGGGACAGTTCGTCCCACAGGAAGGACTGCACCTGCGGATGAGAGTTGGGGTTAAAGTCTGGCTTACCTACTATATCTCGTATAGTCTCCAAACTTTTCTCAATATCTTGTTGGTATCTATGAGAGGTTTCCTTTAACCTGTGAGTGTCCACGTAAAAACCGTTCTTCCTCATTTTTCTTATTACACTTGTAGCAGGAATTAGTAGTTTATCATGGACTTTTTTGAGAGAGGGATATTTTTCCAGCTCTGCTCCTACTTCAAGTATAAGCCTTAAAGCATAGTCAGAGTCTTTTCCAGCGTATTCATAGACCTCTTCTTCAGGAATGTCTTCCAACATTCTGTCCTTAGTAGTCTCATAACGTGCCAGCATTTCCGACTCATAAGGAACTGCGTCGCAGTATTCTATTGACAGGTTTTCAAGGCTTCTTTGCTGAGGTCTTTCGTCTATGCAGTAGTGCATGAGCATAGGGTCTACATCAGACACTACCTCAATACCTTCTAATAAGTTGAAGTCATCATCAAAAAGACAGTTAAAAGCTCCCTTGGTTAGTTGTCTGAGTAGCTCAGTAAGCTCTTTGGCGTTGTCATTGACAACACTAACGGGAAGAACATAGGCTTCTCCTGGTTTTACTGATAAAGAAAAGCACCAGCCCCTGTCCTTTATAGGGGAGACCCCTGTGGTCTCCCAGTCAAACCCTGCTACCTCAGCCCCTGACTCTTTGATTTCTTTTACCATCTGCTTGAAGTCTACACTGTTTCGTATAACCTTAACGTCGGTATGGTTCTGGCTGTAGGTTAGTCTTTGTCCTGTGGCTTTTCTCCATATCTTTTTTACATCACTTATTATGAAGGGGAGTAGAGTGTCTTTCTTATTGTATAGGACAGCAGCAGGATGGAAGGTTACAATTCCCCAGTTACCATAGTTGGTCTGCTTGACCTTTCCCCTCATTTTATTCATGGCACTATAGTCTGGAAACAAAGCCTTACCTGCTGTGGCTCCAAGGGCTATCACGTAAACAGGGTCTACAGCCTGTAGTTCTTTTACTAACCTGTCATAACAGTTCTTAACTTCCTTAGATGTGGGAGTTCTGTTCTCTGGAGGTCTACACAAACATACGTTTGTAAAATAGGTCTCTTCTTCTGGAATCTGCAGGTGTTCAAGAATACCTCTAATTATTCTACCCGCCATTCCCACAAAAGGAGCACCTTCTTTAACTTCTTCCTTACCAGGAGCCTCTCCCACAAAAGCTATTAGTGGAGAGTTTCCATTGCCCCGACCATACACTATGTTAGAAGTGTCGAGAGAACACTCACTACATTGTGAATTGAATTTCATCCAACGAAACACCTCCAGACTTAAACTGGTTTATGATTTCAAAGAGAATAAACACAGCAGCTCCACCTTGACCTTCATTAGTTACCTTACCTATACCTTTATTTTCCAATTCTGTCAGCACCTTAGAGACAGTTTTTCCACCTATTCCAGTTGCTTCCATTATCTTTTTTCTGGGAACTTTCGTTCCAGGTGAGTAGTTAGCCAGATAGTTTAGAATCCTGTCTTTTGGTTTTTCTCCGCCTGTCTGCATGGCTTGAGTTTCCTCCATGTCTTCCTTTAATTCAACATTGTAGGAAAGTTCCTGCTCCAAGTCGTCGAACTTAACCAGTATCTCATCGCTTTCTATAGCGTCCTTAATATCCCTTTTAACTGATATTACATTACCAGGAGTACGTTCCACAAACATATTGTTTTCTGCCCATGCGTAAAAAGCCATGGTTCCATACAGTTTAGAAGAATTATTTCCGTCCTTACTCTTGTTATAGTGGTGGACTACAGCTATGGCACAGTCATAAGTATTTCTCCAATACTTCATAAGGTTTAATATCTTGGTAGTCTCACCTGCTTTATATTCGTCAACCCCAGGAGCCATCATAAAGAAAGGGTCAAACACAATCATCCTGGGCTTGTAGTATTCAATAGCCTTTTCAATATTTTTAATCATATCGTCACAAACAAAGTTAAATCCTCCTCCCACAGAAAGTAGGAGAGGAATATCTCTACTCTTAGGTATTTCCAGTTCCATGTTACCTTCACCCAAAGTAAGGGTAGGTATGTTAATCCCTTTCTGAGCACATATAAGCTGTAACCTGTGGGCTACTCTCCATACAGGGTCTTCCTCTTGAATCATCAATACTGGTCCTGGCTTTAATACCTCAAAGGTGTTCAAGAAGGGCTTTCCTGTAGCAATAGATACAGCCAGGTCAAGAGAAAGAACAGACTTGTAGGATTTACCAACACCTGCAATCCAACCTACATTTTTATCCATCCAAATTCCATCCACAAGCCACTCAGGTTTTTCTGAATACAGTAACAGTTTATTCATTCCAGTCCATGGAAGTCCCTGCTGTTCTTCTGTTACTGAAGTCCTTTCCTCATAGGCTTTTAACACTTCCCTCCACAGTTGTTCTGGAGGTCTGCCGTCCCTCTTATATTTATTCCAGGGACTGTTGGCAACTACAACAAATACAGCTTCCAGAGGTAATCCTGCCTCTACAAGAAGCCTTTCCAATTTCCACAGGTTGTCCGACCAGTCTTCATCCTGCTCAGGCTGTCGTTCCAGTAAATCCCATCCCGCCTGTGGAATACTTCTTCCGTGTTCCTTTAGAACGTCACTTAACTCTGGAAGTTCTTCTGGCATTTCCGTCTGTTGTGTTATATCTTCTGCCTTTTTCTTCAGTTCTTCTGTATCTGGGGGAATCTGTTCTTCTTTTTGTTTTAAAAATTCCAACACTGTTTCGGCATTTTGGTAAACTGGACCATCGTCCCATAACAACATACCATCTTGTGGAGGGTCATACTTGTAGTTAATACTCTCAGGAGGTCTTATAATCTTGGTTAAAGCCCATCCTCCTTTGTCTCCTCCACAGGAGTATGTCAGTGCTCTGTTCACTTTCTCTGCTTCTTCTGGTTCTGCTGGCTCCTGCAAAATCCAGAGAGCTTGATGTCTATTAGCAGAGGTTCTCCAGCATATAGTAGGTTTTGGGTCTATCTTTTCGGGTCCAGACCTATCATAATCTATCCATAAAGCATAACTTTCTTTGGCATGGGTCTTTAGTCTTTTACTGTCGGTAAAGGTATGAGGACAAAAATAAACGTCTGTCCATGTATTCTGCTGCTTTAACTCATTTACAACAAGTTCAAGCTGTCCTGGATACTTAAAAGCTCTCTGTTTAAAGAACTCTCCCTTACCAAAGGCAACAAATACCCATCCTTCCGATTCTCCCCAGACTCTCCTTAGAAATCCTTTCAACATCTTATGAGAGCCTCCTATTATAAAATTGGTGGGGGCAGGTTTCCCCACCCCACCAAACTGTAGTTATTCACTACCACAAATTCTTCTGAGCAGTTCCTTGTCCTTGCTTGGAGTCTTCAGTTGGCTTTTCTAACCTTGTGATTCTTGTGGTCAGCTCACCACTATTGTTAGGTTCATTAGTTACAACAGCGATAGCCTTACGTCCTTTTACAGCCCTCTTCTCACCATTCACTTCGATATGGGTAATCTCAGTCCTACCCATACTGTCCTTTTCGCCCTGAATTGCTCTTGCAAGAAGCTGTCCCTGTTCGCCTCTGTCACTATCAGTGACAAGTCCCAGAGCAGAGAACATAGCAAGAACAAATCCAATGGACTTTTCTGTTACTCCTGTGAAATACCTCGCTGTCTGCCCATCATAGGCTCCGCCAATAAACTTTACGTCAAC